GCAGGTCACATACCCGCCCTCTCCGGTTGTGATCGTCTTGTCTGCGAAGAATGAGAGGCAGGCGGCATTCGTCAGCCTGCCGGGCGGCATGCCGTGGCAATCCTTGCTGCCGAGTGCCTGGGCCGCATCCTCGATGACATAGACCTCATTGTCACATGCCCAGTCTTGCAGGTAGTCCATATCAGGCGCCGCGCCATTCAGCCACACCGGCATGATGGCCCGTGTGCGCTTTGTCACCACGTTGTCCAGCGCCTCAGCATCCATCTGGTAGCAGTCCGCCGTCACGTCGACGAAGACAGGCGTGGCGCCGGCGAGCACGCAGGCCGTAGCCGAGGCAACGAACGTGCTGTCGGGCACGATCACTTCGTCACCATCGCCAATGCCGAGAGCCATCAGAGCCATGGCCAACGCCAGCGTGCCATTAGGCGCCAGCACACCATAGGGTGCGCCCAGGTAGTGATTCAGGCGCGTGGTGAACTCCTCGGCACGGCTACCTTCGGTGAGCCAGCCGGAGCGGACGACGGACGCGACGGCCTGTGCTTCGCCCTCGCCGATCCACGGGGAGACTTGGGGAATCATCGTTCCTCCTCTGAGCCACCAGCATCAGTTGCATCATGGGCTTCCGTCCCGCTTTGGCAATGGATAGTTGCCAACCGCCCTTTTCGCCATGCCTTGAAAGCACTGAGTGACCAGAGACCGGAGTCCTCTATTGTCGGCAGGCACTCGATATCACTTGCGTAGAAGATGAAGCATCGATCACCCAGTTCCGTAAGCCAAGGCCGGAACCAGTCGCGTGATGTGCCTGCGCCGACAATCGCTTGGATCCGTGTCTCTCCCACAATCGGTGCTGTAGTAGTTGGGGGCACCCACGCAAGAACCTTGGCTATTGCCGGTTTCTCAGATTCCTCTGTCATCATCACGGCCCAATAGTTCATTCTGTGCCTCCCGGATGCCAGCCGTAGAACTGCACCAACTCCGGTATGTGCTGTGCCCATGTGCTATGCGGCAGCATTAGGCCATAGGTGCCCTCGCCATTTAGCGCCACGTCCAGGTCGCGGGCATCCGGATCTGGCGTGCCCTCGACGATCACGAGCGCGTCGCAGGCCGTGGCAATCTTGCCGGCCAGCGCGCCCTTGCTGATCGTTAGGCCAGGGTCGCCGATCGTCCAGACGTGGCCGAGGTACTCGCCCACGTCCTGCATGATGCGCACGTAGGCGTCCACGCAGTCGCGCACGTGCATGAAGGTCCGCCGCTGCGTCGGTGAGAACACCGTGATCCGTTTCTGCTGCACCGCCTGGCGGGCAAACGCATTCGGTAGCAGGTCGTGGCGCATGGCCGGTGAGACACCGAACAGCGTCGCCCATCGCACGGCCAGGCTACCCTCGCGCTCCATGACCAGGGCCTCGGCTCGCTGCTTCGTCGTGGCGTAGAGCGTCTGCGGGCCGGAGATGCTGGTCGTGCTGGCGTAGATCAGGCTGACGTGTGGCGGCAGTGCCTTGAGTAGCGCCAGTGTGCCGCGCACGTTCACCTCGACAGCCCACTCTGGCTCTCGCTCGCACGCCGTGTAGCCTGAGAGTGCAGCGAGGTGGTAGACGGTGTCTGGCCGGCCAATGTCCTCCGCCTGCACGTCGCGTATGTCGCGCTTGAGCACGTCCAGATGGATGCCGTGATCCACCAGGTGCAGCAGCGCATCATAGCCGCGTGGGAAGGTGTCGATCACGCGCACGTCGTACCCCTCGTCAAGCAGGCGCGTCACGAGGCGGGTACCGACGTAGCCAGCTCCACCGGTCACGACAACGTCGGGCATCAGTCCTCCCTGCCGAGCGCATAGGCGGCCAGACCGCCAAGGAGACTGCCTATCATGCCAAGCCCCATACCGATCAGCATGGCAGCCCATGTAGGCAGACAGAAGATATTGAGAATGGCCGTCAAGATGGCGATGGAGACCAGCATTCCTAGTAGATTGCCCAACCATACGTGCTTTAGCATGCTCAGTCCTCCTTCAGACTCGCGCGCGTGTAACGCGTGCCCGTCGCCCATGCGGGCCGTGAGCCGCGTGCCCACATCAGTTGCCACAGTTGGTCATAGACCGCGCCGGGCAGTGCCTCGTACAGCACGGCCTCCAGGGCGGCGGCATGCCGCCGCATGAAGTCGCCTTCCTCGGCATCATCCTTGAATCGTGGTATCCGGGCTACACAGCCGATGAATGCGGGGTGGCGCTCGCCGCCAGGACAGGCATCGCCGGCTGCGATCAGTAGGAGTTGGTCGACTGTTCCTTGTATCTCGGCTGTCATCATCAGGCCCTCTGCTTGCATCGTGCCTTGCGGCAGTAGTGTCTCAGTCATTGCTCATTCCTCCTTCCGCAGATGCGCGCGGACTATTCGCGACATTCTGGATGCGCGTACTCCTGGACTATGTCTGTGAGATTCCACCATCTCTCTTTGATGATGTGGCCAATGGCAACTGCCCTCCCGCTATCATTGAGCCGGCATCGCACGAGTTGCCCTGTCACTTGCCGCCATGTATGAACTCCGACGGTTTCCATGAGCAATCGAATGGCGGCAGCAGTGAATCCCTTGTCTGTCCAGCGCTGCCCATCATTATGATAGTCAAAGCCATATACCTCGAATGGATAGATGCTATCTTCGTCACGGCATGCTATGTACATCGTGAGTAGCCCGTGATCCTCTATCGCCAGATCGGCCTCAAGCGTTGCATTGAAGATACGCGCACGATCCATCACGCTCAGTCCCCCTTCCATAGGTGTGCTAGCCACATACAGTATCCCCACTCTGGCAGGCTGGCGACCCACTCAGGCGGGCCAAAGTGCGGGTAGACGCATGTCTCCTCGGCCACTGCGAAGTCGGGGAAGTGGCTCAGTACCTGGTCCCGGCGGAAGATTCGGTGTGCGTTCCACAGCAGTCCCGGCGTGTGGCTGATCGGCACGGCGAGCAGCAGGTGCCCGCCAGGCGCCGTGATGCGCCGCAACTCTGCGAATGCCTTGCTGCTGCCGAGTGCGTCGAGTCGGTCACCATAGCGACCGAGCCCGATGTGCTCCGCCACGCTGAGGCAACTCACGTAGTGCACGGAGCCGTTGTCATACGGTAACTGGAGGATGTTGCCTTCGAGCATCGTGAGCCCGTCCAGCATCGGATGCCATGGCCATATGTCGATGGTGGTCAGCAGGCAGAATTGCGACATGATGCCGCAGAACATGGCGTCGCCGCCAATGTCCAGGACGTGGCCAGGCTTGAGGCGAAAGAGTTGGCTCGCCGCCCAACCGTGCATGTGTACGTCGGTCAAGTCCACGGTCGGGCCGGTGGGCTGGTAGACCTCGTGGATGGCGATGCGTGTTTCGGCGCCGGGGAGAGAGCGATAGTCGTCAAGGCTAGATGGGGTGCGGGTATTGCGCGGCGTAGTACACTGGTCTTGCACGGCATACCTCCTGGTGCTGTGCCATGGGGCCGAGCGTCCTACCGCTGCGGCCCTTCGTCTACACCAGTATACACCGTGTGGCCGAGGTTGTCTAGGGGTAGCGCCCTGGTTACACCTCTTCCAGGTCAAACTGCAACGTCTCGCCACCATCCTGGCTGAATGTCACATGCAGGCCCGCGACCTTCATCGTGGCACTGTAGCCACGGTAGACAGCTGATACCTTATCTCCAACGAAGTAGTCTCGTCCGTAGACGCAGGATGGAGTAGGAACTACCTCGAACAGCAGCACCGGGCGGTTGCGGTAGCGGTCCAGCGTTTCGTCGCCGGCGGCATTCAGACCAGCAGCAGTCGTGCGGTCTCTGGCGTCTCTGAAAGTTTCGTAATGCGCATTAGTAACGTGGTAGTCGCTGTTGGTGCGCACGGCGGTTGTGCGCAGGCTCTCCTCGCCCTGGCCGCCGACGATGGCCATGGTGATCTCGTTGGCGCGACTGTCGGTCAGTGTCGGCGCCCCCATGTTGCCGAGGGCGAGACTGAAAGCAACCGTGGCGCTGCGGTCTGTCCCTAGTTGGCCGGGGTAGAAACGGTACTCCCACGTGTTGGTGCCAGTTGGCACGAGATCAAAATCTCCGCCACCGATGCGCGCGACTTCCTGCAAGGCACTGAGGAGGTTCTTATAGGCACAGGCGTAGTCGAGGCTATTCCCACCAGCGCCGTCGGCTTCGACAGTCACGCCCGTGATGGCACCCTCGGCAAGGCGACCGGCAGCAACTGTCGCCGCGGCGGTGGCATTGTAGGCGACTAGGTTGGACATGATCGTCTCGGCAGGCTGAGTGGTGAACTTGGAGCGGTTCACCGTGCCCGCCTTCCAGGCGACGATGCGCCAGCCGAGCATCGTCAGTTGGGAGGGGCACCAGACCTGGTAGACTTCTGGCCCGGTGAGCGGGTAGGCGTATTGTTTGGTTCTCATTAGGCCGGCGAACTCTCGCGCCCAGGGTACGGCATTCTTGGTGTCCCTACGCCATACCTCTACCTGAGCGTTCGCGCCAAGATACTGCACCGCGCTATGGTTGGCCGGCACGCTGAACTGTAGCAGGCCGACCTCATTGACTGCCTTGCTGTAGGTGAGCGTGCCGACGTAGTCCGCGACCTGCGCTTGCAGGACGCCCGCAGTGCTCTTGACGTCTAGCCGGTACTGGACGGACATAGTTGCCTACTGGTTAGCCATCGGTAGTTAGGGTTGCCATCATTCAGGACCAATTGCCGCCCACATGACAACGCCGCCTTCAAGCGTGTTAGTGGCGCTCCAACGATAGATGGTGACTGCACTTGCCGTAGGATCACCAGAAGTTGGCATCGCACCAGAGTTGTCGTCCAGCACTGTCAGCAGGACCATAGGCGGATTGCTAAAGGGCACAGGGAATGTCACGCCAGCAGAGCCAGATACGCCTATGGTTTTCGACCCAACTTGCACGCGGATATTGACGCCTGCACTGTAGTTCGTCGTTCCTGGGAAGTACCAGTCTGTCGCACTACCACCCTGCCGGCCGAGGAACCCCGGCACCTGTGCTCCTATATCCGTGATGGTGATGCTGTCGGCTGCATACTTGCCAGCGTAAACGCCACCATCCGCGATCTTAGCAGCGGTGACGGCGCTATCAGCAAGTTGTGCCCACCCTACGGCGGTATTAGCAATGTCAGTGTTTATGATTGATCCCGTGGCGTAAGCACCAGCTGTAATAGCTCCTGTGGCTATGTTGCCGGCGATTACCGCTCCCGCGGCAAGCCCCCCCGCTGTGACGGCTCCCGCCCCGATAGCCCCAGCCGGCACCACGCCCCAGCCCAATGAGGTACCATGCCGTAAGAGCACCGTATGGTCACTCGCCGCGGCAATGGCCCCCCACGTCGCTATGGCCGTGTTGGCCGCGTTGCCGAGTACGGCCATCGCCAACTCGATAGGCTCTGCGAAGTTGCGTTCGTCCGTCACCGTGCACGTGCCGGCGGTGGTCACC